AGTTCATTTAATCTAACTCCAGTTTCAGCTGCACATTTGTAAAATGTTTTTAATTTTATATCTGGTTCTTTATTCACAATAGACAATAATTGTGGAGAAGTAGGCATCCAGGCTATTTGTTTTGTGTAGCTAGTAAAGTAATTTTTAGGAAATTTAAAAGTAGCAATAGAATAATCAATTTTATATTTATGGCTTAAACACCAATTAACAAACTTTTTAAATTCAAGCACAACAGCTTTAATAGTTACCTTGCCAATAGTTTCTGCTCTTTTGACATAATAACCTTTGCCGTCTTTAGATCTATAATCTAATCTTTTACTATTTTTAATGCCAATCAAAGTTGTTTCAATAAAATCTGCAAGTAAATAATCAGATAAATATTCTGTATTGATATTGGGTATAACGTGATTGTTAATGTATGCAATCTGCATATCTTTATACTTAGAGCTAGTGTCTGGATCGTTATTTAAAACTTTAAAATATTCATTAAATGCAAAGTTAAAAGTAATTTTCTGATCTACTGCATCAATTTTATCTTTATTTTGTAAAGTAATTTTTAGAGCTTCAGCTTTCTTTTTTTCGTTATAATTAAAACTTTCTTTTGTCTGAGTTTTTTCTTTACCATTCTCAAACCAAGCAACTTTGACAACTAATTTTTTTCTTTTTTTCTTATCAACAATCCAAACTTTCATAGATTAAGCAGCCTCCTTTATTAATTTTAATGTTTTGATTATTTCTTTTTTTAGATAAGAAATTTGCTCATCTTTTTTTTCTGGAAGAATTACAGTTATACTTCTGTTAGTTGTAGTACAAAGAACATCCAAAATATTTTCTAATACTAATTGGTTATCCATTAAGCAGCCTCCTTGGTTTGTGTTTTAAATTCTTTATCCCACACTAACAAAGTCTTACCGATAACTTTTGAAGATTTATTTTTTTGGGGAAGGATTATATTTATAAAGTATTGCTCTAAGTTAGAGTAGGTAGCGAACTTGATTTTTTGAAAGTTTTTAACCATACAATATATATAGTTGTCTCTTTGGCAATGTCAACCAACTTGGTAAGATTTATTTATTATTGGTAATCAAGTTATTATGTTTGCCAATCTGGTATATTCATTTAGGCGTAGGGAAGGTGTCTGAATTTAATCAGTTGAGAATAGTTCTAAAGTAAAATAATTAGGCTTCTATTTTACTTAGTTGGTCTTGCAGACTTATAACAGCAATCAATTTTGAGTGAGCTGTCTTACTTATAGCCGCAATCCCTGGAGGATACATTCCCCCGTTTTTAACTTTTAGTCTCGTGATCTTTGCGTTCAGAGACTTTCGTTCCTTCTCGATCAACTGGATTTTTTGTTCCAGATGTTGGTAATGGTTTATCATTACTTACCTCTTTTATCCTAGCAAATTCAAAGCTGACACTTTTTCCATCAACTTCATATCTTGCTGCATCACTAGGAATTATTTGATTTGCAGCATCAGCAACAGAAGTAAAAATTTCACTAGCAGTAAAGTTAGCACTTCCGTTCCAGAATTTTTCAATTCTCTTACTCATTTGAATAATCTCTCTCTAAAATAATTTTTAAATAATGAATAGCTTTTTTAATATCTTCAGCTTTATTTTTTTTTTGATGTCGACACACATATTTTACAACATTTCCCTCTGCAAACAATAGTTTATTTTCACTAATAAAATATGCGGGTTCAACTTTCATATTTTTATAATGATCGCTGCCAATTTGTTCAGCTAAACATTCGTAATTAAATTCTTTAAATATATCTGTGTGTGTCATCACTTTAATATTTGAATGCTTCTTGCTTTTCCTGGTAATTTTTTGATCCATTTTCTATCTTCTAATTGGCTGACATATTTATTAATTGAGTTCTTTGATTTTAAATGTACCGCCACCCTCATTTCGTCATAAGATGGCGACACAGTATTTTTTGCAATATAGCTTTTAATAAACTTAAAAAGTTTTAGTTGTTTTTGAGTTAAGCCATATTGTTCCATAAGTTATCTAAAAGGGGATTTCTTCTCTATTAGCGTCTGGAGCTGTAGCAATAGTGCTAGCTGTTCCCGTTCCCGTTTTTTTGATAGTAATCTTTAAAGATTTATCTTCCTGGATATAAGCAGACGCTTCCATCCATACACCATCAATAGTGAAGTTCTTTCTATAAGGCTTCATTGTCTTTGGGTTTACTTTATCACTATCCGATAAAACTAGATCGGGTCTATTCTTAGTAGCTTCGTCTCCAGCTATCTTATCTGCGTTTCTTTTCAAACTAAATGTAGACACCCAGTTTGGATCTTGTGGTTTCTTAAAATCAGCCATATATATTTATCCTTTTATGTTAATTGCTGTCGTCTATTTAAGAAGGCAGTTTTTACTTCTTCATACCTTGCTAAATTTTGTGTTTTAAGTTTAGTTAAAAATTCTTTATTTTGACTTCCTAGTTCCTCTAAATTTGCTTTATGAGTACACGTCTTAATTCTTTCTTTAATAATATCTGCGTGATCTAACTTGATACCCGTGTTGGCATTATTGTTTTGTTTTACATTTGGCATTTCTTGATCCGAATAAACTTCTCCATGAATACCCAATGCTTTTAAAATAGATCTATCGACAGCTCTTTTTTCTGCAACGGCTACTGGATAATCAAATTGATTATTTTTAGGAGATACTTCTCCAAGTGAATGAAACACTTTTGTTTTATTGACAGCTGTTGCTTTAACTACAGCTACATCTTTTTCTAAATTACAATGCACTAGCTCTATATTAGTATCTATGTTAAAATGCTGCGCTAATCCTTCTACTTCTAAATGTTTTATAATCCATTTCCCAGGTTTGAACTCCCACATACCACCATCCTTTTTGATTTTTTTTAAATAGGTATCAAGTGAAATTAAGTTTATGACGTTACCCATGATTAACCTTTTTTCGCATACCCAGAGTTTGAATGAAGGTAAAAGAATACTGCTGTATTAAAACCTCATCACGCATCGCTGCATGATTACTCTGGGTATATTTAACAAAGCTAACTGCCAAGATAGACAAGGCTATAATTACAACAAGGAGCAAACCTTTATAATTATTTTTCTTTGCTAAATTCTTTTTCAACATCCATTGCTGCACATTTAAAACTGATATGTCTTGTCTCAATTTAACCCCCATAATTTCATTGCAATATCTCTATGCTCTCCCATGTTCTTCCAAAAGAAGTGGCCAAAGTCGGGAGCAATATCTTGATGCCAAGTAGTCTTACCCGCATGATTTGCCATCACTCGTTCTCTACGTTTAGCTGTCATGGTTAATTTGTTAAGACGTTTGCGCAAGTTTTCTGGTTTTAAATCCTCGCAATTTTCTGGGGTAAAAATTTTATAATCTTCTTCATTCATTACGAACAAGTGTGGTTTCTTTTTTTCTTCATTGGCAAAAAAGTAGAAGGCAACTTGAGAAACGTGTTCTTCCCATCCCATGTAACCTTCATCTAGTTTAGGTAATGAATAATTTGAAGTACCATCTTTTCTTGGTCTATTTTTCTTTCTATGTTTTGTTTTCATTTCAACAAAATTATGTTCATCTTCAAAATCTATTCTGCCGATTGTAGGTAACACGCAGCCATCTAAAGTTAATGAAACATATCTTTCACACTCAATAGGGGAGGTTAAATTAATTTCTCTTATGCCTTTTTTTAATGTTTCAAATGATATTGCTAAACCTAATCTAGCTTGATCGTGTTGAGCTTTATCCGCTTCATCCGCTGGCTCATACGCATTAAATTTTTCTAAAATTTTATCAAAGATTTTTCTTTGGGGTAGGATCTCTGTTTTAACTAAACCTTTACCAACTTTAGTTTCCCATAAGTATTTGCCAAATTTTAAAATACCCATATCGCCAAGGCATACGCCAGTAAACATTTTAGAATTAATTGGAAGTTTTCTTCTTTGCTCTTGCGTGAGATATAAATATTTATAACCCCACATACAATCCATAGAATTTAATTGAGAAGGCGACCAATGATTAAGTTTATAAAGTTTAACCCACTCTGGTAAATCTTTAATGCTATCTAAAAAATCGTCTTTTAATACTGGTTCCATAATACAAATTAAATACTTTATTGGAACGATTGGTAAACACAGAAATCCTTATTGGCAAGTTTAAAAACCAGTTAGGTAAAATCGGAGGTTGTGTTGGTTGTGGATAATTATTTGAAGGGATTTATTTATTAGAAGGAATTTTATTAACAGAATATTTATTGTAACTTTCTAAAAAAGACATTTTTCTTGGAGCTGCTAATTTAATATCTTTTGGATCAACACTCATACCAAATTTAAAAGGTATTTTAGTTTCTGGGTGTAATATATTTAATTTAAAATTTGTTTTAGATTTGTCTCTTTCAATTATACCAATAACATCCCTATAGCCTTTTTTTTTATCTTTAATAGTGGCTTCAATATAACAAGTTTTATTAATAGCATACTCACTAAAACCATTATAAACATCATCTGTACTCTCTCTTTCAAATAAATGAATTTCTTTATGATCTTCTCCACCTGGATTATAAAATTGAACAGCTTTTGTTTGTGGTGTGTAAAAACCACCAGGTATAATAATTTTTCTATAACTTTTTTTTGGTAAATTCTTAACTACATAATCTTCAGTATAAGAATGAAGTTCTATAGTATCTAATTTTTTAGCGGGGAATAATATATCAGCTGGATTGCATTGCAAAATTTTAGCGATTTCTATTGCTTGCTCAACACTAACTTTTCTTTCGCCTTTAAGCCATCTGTGAGTAGTAACTGGAGAAACTTTTAATTTGTAAGCTAGCTCTTGGGTATCTATACCAACTTCTTCCATTTTTTGTTTTAAGAACATATCTGCTTCATTACCCTTTAAATTTTGATTCGAAATATCAATAACTTTTACCATGGTGGCAATGAAACACAATGAGTTGGTTATGTCAATAGTGTTACAGCAATAATTACAGTAAATTGCAACTCTGGTTATATGTTGACAACTTCGGTAATCGGCTCTTGCCAACAAGGTTTCGTTTCCATAATGACAATGAATGCAATTAGAAAAATTCAGAACTACAAAAGGTTTATCATACAAAAAATTAGCTGATTTAATAGGTGTAGTAGGTGTCTCG